TGCCCACGCCGCGTAGCTTGTCGGCCGCTTCGAGCACCGGCTCAGCGTAGATGGCCTCGATGCGCGAGTTGGGCAGGCCGCTGGCCATCAGGGCAATGGCCTCAAACACCTGCGGAGTGGTGTTGCGAGGTCGGGTGCTGAGCGCTGCGGCCGCAATCTGCGGCCGCGAGGCGCGGAGCACATGCAACTCGGTGCGGCTCTCGTCCCAGCCTTCCTCGATGGCCTTAGCCTCAACGTCCGGAAGTTTCCCGCCGCAGATTCGGCGGATGGCCTCGACGCGCCGGGTCTCGGCGGCCATGCGACGACGCATGTCGGTCACCGGATCACCCCCGCCCCCGGAATTGTCGGCGGCGGATGCATTGACGGTGCCGCGAGTATCCGGGGACGCAGTTTGCGGCTTCGGCGCGCTCACCTTCGGAGCATGGGCGGTGTTCTGGCCGGTGTCGTCGTCCGACGTGGTGGCGGGTCCGGTGGTTTGGACATCGGTCTGCGGCATGTCGGTATTCGTGGAATCAGGGGTCACGTCGGTTCCTTCCATAAGAGCAGTCTCCTTCCGAGGGTTGCTGTGTGCGGCGATGCGGGCGCTGGTGTTCGTATCCGCGCCGCTGTCGACGAACGAGATTTCTTTGAGGATGGCCTTGCGGACCACATGCAATGGCCCGGTAAAGGTCCTTCCGTTGACGGTGATGCTTTGGCCGTTGGGGACGAACTCAGCGTCCACGACGGCCGCGCCGATGCTGGCCTGCCAGGGGAAGCCGTTGACGGCGCTCTTGGATACGTCGCGCGCCCACGAGGTATCGCGGCTGATCAGACCCTCAGCGACGATCTGACCGTTCTCGACCATCACGCGCTGCGTGTGACCCACCCCCTGGCGCGGATTGTGGTCGAGGCGGACCGGGATGTCCTGGCGGTCGATGGCCAGCCCCTCGAGATCAACCACCACGGGATGCGGGAACCCGCTGATCCGCATCGTTCCGCCGGTGTAGGCCACCATGCTGAACTTGGGACTGCCCTTGGGCTCATCGCCGGCCGCTTCGACCGTCAGCGGACAACGGAAACTGAGATAGTCAGGCTGATTGCTTTGGTTCGATTCCGGGGGCATCCGTGTCGTGCTCCTCTTCTTCGTCGTCGTCAGTGTCCAAAGCGGGTGCGGCGCTGACCTCGGCCAGACCCAATTCCCGCATCAACGCCCGTTCCTTGGCACGCTGGTGCAGTTCCGTCTCCCAGTCCTTGCCCTGGCGTGCGTACTCCGCCGCGAGCGTGGTGGTGTTGTTGGCCAGGCGGGTCGCTTGCGCGTTGGCTTCCTTGGCGGGATCGACGTGTTCAGTGCCGTCGAAGAACCACTGCCCCCGGAAATCAGCCCGGCGGCTCATCGTGCGCAGGAAGGCGAACTCGGTCATCAACATGGCCTCGTGAACCCACGCGGCGAAGATGCGATCGAGGACCGTCTCAGCCAGGTGCGCCTGTTCGACGCGGATGGATTTGAAGTAGGTCTGGTGGTCGAGCCGACCGGAGGCGTAGTTGTAGCCGGCGCTATTGCCGGCAGCGACGTTGAATGGCAGGTTCAGGCAGCGAGCGATTTCGTTGAGGATCTCGCGTTTGAACTCGCCGTAACTGGTTGTGGGCTGTTGCGCTTCGACTTGGCCTAATCGCCAGCCATCGGGCAGCACGGTGGCCATGCGTTTTTCAAGTTCGACCACGTCCATTGGTTCGAGCGCCTGCGCTTCGCCGTTGGCCGGGGCGTCGGTGAACAGCACAGCCGCGAAGTCGGCAGCAGTCTCGGCCGCTGCGATGACCGCCAGTGTGTAGCGCCGCAACTGCGCGAACAGCGGCAGGGCCGGCGTGATCTCCGGAACGCCCCGATGCTGGCCTGGGCGATCGACGCGGAACCAGTGCACCACCGCGTCAGCGGGCACCATGTCATACGGCGTATTCCACGCAGTTAAACTTCCGGGGCTTCCGGGGTGATGACGCAGGATCGTGTAGGTGTGCGGGTTGCCGTAGGGATCGAGGATGATGCCGTCGATGTCGTTGGACGTCGCCAGCATCGACATGACTGGCGATGCGACCCGGTCGGCCTCCACCAGTTGCACATCGAGTTGGATCGGCGAGTCGATCACCGGGTTGGCGGTGAGTACGGCAAAGGCCTCGCCGTCGGTCGACTTGGCCATGCGCATTGCACGGAGCTTCTCGGCCAGTTTGACGGTCCTGGCCCATTGGGCGAATGCCACCTCGACACGGTGATTGATCTCGCTGTCATTGGTAAGCAGTTGCAAGCGAGGCCCAGTGCCGATGGCGTCGTTGGCGATGGTCAGCACAATGCCCTTGGCGTAACTGTTGTTGGCCACCTCATAGCGAGCACGCTCGCGGAGCTTCCTGCGGACGTCGGCCGAGGCGGCACCGTCCGCCGACATCGCATCGGCCATCGCCCAGTGGCGGGCGTTCTCGGCGGTTGTCTGCGCCGCATCGAAGCGGGCGCGAACCACCCCTGGGATGGCCGGGCGCGACCGATTTGCGCTGCGATTCCGGGGGCGGAATGGCCACATCAGACGGTCCCTCCCGGAGAAATCTTGGTCAGCTTGATCCCCAGCCCCTTGGTGCGGCTGGCCTTCTTTGACTCGAGGTACTTGTCGGCAGCGATCTGATCGCCGATCGCGTGCTGCTCGACGCTGCCGGAGTCACCGCTGGCCTTGGCCGGGCCTTCGGCGTTGGTCTTGATCGAGTTGGAAAGGTCTTCGGCCATGGGCTTCCTAATGGCGGGAGCGGGATTTGAACCCGCGTCCTCCAGGGCATGAGCCTGGCGAGCTACCGCTGCTCTATCCCGCTGGTGGGTATGTATGCCGATTGAGGGGGGGGCTGACCGCTACGGCGTTCGCCTCATGGCTTTGCCGGGCCGCAGGGAGGAAACCCACCACTGAGACTTGACAAATATGGTCGATACACGTAGTGTTATTACGTGTATCGCGAGTTTTTCTCAAGCCAATGGCTGCGGGGGCCGATACTTGAAGAACGCTTGCAATACCCGTAGTTTTGTTACGTGTATTGAGGCTGATCAGCAAGGATGACCCCATGGGACTCCAGCAACTCTTCGCCAGCAAACCAGTGCTCACGCATGCCGAGGTGCTTGATCGTCTGGATGCCGAGTACTCCTCCAACCGGCGATCGCAGGAGGCCCTGTTGCGCTACCACCTCAGCCAGGGCAATCTCCGCCGTGTTCGTCGAGGCCTCTACGCAGTCGTGCCGCCTGGAGCCACTCGCGAAGATCACCCGGTCGATCCGTACCTGGTGGCGGCCAAGCTCGCCGAGGATGCTGTGCTGGCCTACCACACTGCGCTCGAGTTCCACGGCAAGGCGTACACCGTCTTTGACCGCTACGTCGTGCAGAGCCGTCGTGCCCTGCGGCCGACCACGTTCGACCAGTTGCACTTTGAAGGGGTGCCTTTCCCCAAACCGCTGCGTGACGCCGGCCAGGAGTTCTTCGCGACCAAGCTCGCCGACCGTCAAGGCGTTGATGTGCGCGTTGCGCAACTTGAGCGGGCGCTGGTCGACACATTGGATCGTCCCAAGCTCAGTGGTGGTTGGGAAGAGGTCTGGCGGTCGCTCGAGTTGGTCGAGTATTTCGACTTGGACCTGATCCTGGCATATGTCAACCTGCTCGATAACGCGACCACCACGGCGAAGGTTGGGTTCTACCTGGAACAACACGCTGAGGCGCTTTGGGTCGAAGAGAAGCATCTGGCAAAGCTGCGCAAACGCCGGCCCAAGCAACCACACTACTTGGTGCGGGGCCGGAGTGGCAAGCTGGTCTCAGCGTGGAATCTGGTCGTACCGCCCGAGGTGCTGGAGCGGCGCTGGGAGGAGGTCTTGTGAATCTCTCTCGTGAATCGCTCATGCAAAATGCGTCGTCGACAGGTTTCCGGCCTGAGATACTGGAGAAGGTGATCCACCTGCTGAACCTGCTCAACGCCATCCAGGGCCATCCGTTCCTCAAAGACCGTCTGGCCCTGAAAGGCGGGACGGCGCTGAACCTGTTCTTGTTCGACCTGCCACGACTGTCGGTGGACATCGATCTCAACTACGTGGCGGCGGAGGATCGCCAAGCCATGCTTGAGGAGCGTCCGAAGGTTGAGAAGGCGCTGCAGGATGTTTGTGGCCGCGAGGGCATGGCCATCAACCGCATGCCCACCGACCACGCCGGCGGCAAGTGGCGACTGCGATACAACAGCGCCTTGAGCGATGGCGGCAACCTGGAGGTCGATCTGAATTTCATGTTCCGCGTGCCGCTGTGGCCCATCACCAAGTCGGACTCGGTACGGGTGGGCAATCATCAAGCGAAGGTGTTTCCCGTACTCGACCTGCATGAGTTGGCGGCCGGCAAGCTCGCGGCGCTGTTCGCGCGGCACGCCAGTCGCGATCTGTTCGACGCCCATCGTTTGCTCACGCAGACAGACCTGGATCAGGCAAAACTTCGGCTGGGATTCGTCGTATACGGAGGCATGAATCGCAAAGACTGGCGCACCGTTCATGTCGACGACATTGCGTACGACGCGGATGAGCTTCGAGACCAGTTGTTGCCAGTGGTCCGGCAGGCAGCGCTGCCGGGCGATGGTCCCCACCCGTGGGCTCAACAGCTCATTGATGAGTGTCGTGAGGCGGTTTCCCTCGTGCTCCCGTTGCGCGAGAACGAGCGCCAATTCCTCGACAACCTTCTGGAACGCGGCGAGATTCACCCCGAACTGCTGACGGATGATCCAGCAATGCGTGACCGGATTGCGAAGCATCCAGCCGTTCAGTGGAAGGCTGTCAACGTCCGCCAGCACCACGGGGGATAGGTCCACCGCTCAGCGTCGCGACTGCTGCAGCGCCGAAAGACGCATGGGTTGACGTACCTCGCGAGCACTCGCTGGCTCGATGCCCAAGCGCACCCCACACATCGACGCAGCCACCGCAGCCCCGACCAAACAATCGAGCCAGTGGTTGTCGGGCCGCGACGGACGCAGCGCCCACTCCCGCACCATCCGCCCATGGCCTTCCGTGACGGTGCTGACTTCGGAACCGGCGATGTGTTCGGCGAACAGCCGATGCTCGTTCGCTGACTTGCCGAACAGCGTCAGGCATCCCCGGTCACCCGGTGTGGTCGCCAGGCGGGCGTGAACGAAGGTCTTCCAGTAGTTGGCATCGAACTGGACGTGACGAATCTCCGTCGTCCGCGACACGTTGGGCATGTACCAGTGGTGGCCGTGCCGCTCGCCGGGTTTCCGTCGGTACGACGCCATGGGTTTGTTGCCGGCCCGAATGCCTACACCCTTGGACGGCATCACGCTTCCCGACCCCGGAACCTTCAGGCACACATTGGCGACGACACCGGGGAGATATCCGCTGTCGATCAGTAGTCGATCGATGCGCGTCGCGCCCTCATTCTGTTTCCATTCGCGCGTCAGCAAGTCGGTGGCCAAGCCCTCGAGCCCCGACTGCACTGCGCCTTCGACGCCCGCGCCAGGCAGCAAGTCGCCCAGCGTTTTCTTCGCATCGCGCATCGTGAAGTGCATTCGCTTCTGATCCGGCCAGGTTCCGTAGTCCACCACGTAACCGGTAAACCCTTGTTCCCAAGCTGCGACCACGTAGTACAGCAGGCGATCATGCACATCGATGAACGCCGTCAGGTGCGTCGCCGACGCGGGCACCAGCTTCCGGGAGCGGCCATTGAAGCGATCGGCCACCTGGTCGGACGTGAGGATGTCGTCTTCGGCTTGCTCGCTCAGCGGCTCGTTCTGGTACTCGGCGAGGAAGGCCTCTTCGTCACGGAGCTTGAGATTCACCGCATGCTGAAGCGCGGAGATTTCGTCATCGTTGTAGCGGTCTGGCCAGGCAACCACCGCGCCGGCGTCCATGGCCTCACGGTTCTTCTGATAGAACTCGGTGGCTTCCGCACCGTCGCCGTCGGCACGCAGACTGTCGGCGCGAATCTGAGCGTAGCGATCCCACAGCCTCTCCGCTTCCGTGCCGGAAGGGAAGGCGTAGATCATCTTCGTGCATTCGCCTTGCCAGTCGGGGTTACGCTGCCGGTCGAGAATCTGGTCGGCCAGGTCGTCGTGGTAGATTTTCGTGCAGGTCATGAACCCGGCCATCTTCACGCCGGGTCCGCCCATGCCGAGCACGTCGCCATTGAGGATCGCCAGGCGGTGGCGCGTCTGAGTCGCCGATGCCGCCGACTGCCGGGTCTGCGGATCATCGAGGATCACCAGCGACGGGCGGATGATCGAGCCGTCCATCTTGGTGTGCTGCTGGCCGCGGATGTTGGAATCCAGGCCGGCGACAGTGACGATGCCGCCGGAAGATGGGGAATTGGACATTGTCGGCATGACCAAGCGGTCGGCCGACCAGGTGATGTACGTCGGCTGACCATTGCAGAGCTGGCCGATCTGCCGGCGGGCGTTGTTCTCCAGCTTGCGGATCGGGTAGATCGCCTCCGGGAAATCCGCCAACAGCAGATCATTGGCCAGCAGGTCGCGCTTGATCGATTCGAGGATGTTCTTGGCCTGGTCTTCTGCTGACCCGATCAGACAGACGTACTCGCGGTGCCCGTATAGCACCGCCCACATGCCCGCCACGCGCGCGAGCGTGGTCTTGCCGCTGCCGCGCGGCATGGCGAACGCGAACAACCCGCCATGCAACACGGCGCGCTCGATCTTCACCATCACGCGCAGGTGATCTTCCGACCATCGCAGGCAGAACGCCCCCGAAAAGTACGTCTCGCAGAACTCCCGGAAGCTGTTTGCGCAGCGTTCCCGGCGCTGGACACCTTCCGGGGCCACTTCCGGGGATGGGCCGATGTCGCGGCCGGCCCGGCTCTTGGCAAGGTTGCGTTCGGCCTCGCGCTGCTTGCGCTCGGCGTAGCTGATCGTTGCCTTGCGCGGCTGCTCGCGGCGCTTGGCCAACCAAGCGACGTACTTCACCAGGCTGATGCGTTTCGGATTGGCTCCAGGGGTAATGCGGAAGCCAGCCTCATTCATCTGGCGGTTCAGCTTCGGCGCGTTGAGCACCGGCCCGAGCGGCGTGGAGTTGACCAGTCGGATCAGTTCGGTCGGGCTGAGTTGGCGGATGTCAATCGCCATCGATCCCCTCGTCCGTTCCGTTCAGCCAGGCGGCATAGGTCACCAGATTCACCGTCCCGTCGGCGTTCAGGGGCAGGCCCTCATCAACATGCTTGCGCAGCGTGCCCTCGGCCAGGCCGAGCACCTTCGCGGCCACCGGCATAGATAGCGCTGATGGGTCGAATGCTTGGCCGGTTTCGGCCGACTGGACCGGGTTTTGCCTGTCGCGGCGGGCCATTTCGACAATCTCATAAATAACTGTAAATGCTGGGCTTAACTGCTTGCTGCGGACGCGAAGTCATGGCTTAATGTGTCTGTAACGCAAGCCCCCACAAGGAGATAGGCCATGAGAACCACACGAATCGAACTAGACGGCGACGCCGGACACCTGGCCATCGAACGTCCCCGGAATGGCACGACGATCCGGATCGACAGCATCATCCGCGAACCCGCCGCCGCCCCCGCCCCCGGAAAGGGCCTGCAGGCCTGGAAGACCTGGGAACTGCCGGCCACCGTCAGCGACGACGAACTTTTCCAGGTCGCCACCGAGGTGCAGCTTCGCACCGACGGATGCACCGGCACCAACAGCATGATCCACGACTACTTCCGCGAGATGCAGCGCTTCCAAGCCTGAGACAGAAAGGACCAGACCACCATGGCCAAGCAGACCGCACGCGAACTGTACGACGAACGACGCGAAGACATCGCCCGCGTCCTCGATTGGCTCGACATGGAACTCGATCGCCACCAGACCAACGCGAAGGCCAACCCGAAGGATTGGGGCTACGCCGGCGACCTCGGACATGTCCGCGAGAAGCTGATCGAGACGCTGGCGTTTCTGTCGAACCGCGAATCGAAAGAGATCGAAGACCTGCTCAGTGAATGTCGCTGAGCCCCCGGAAACATTTTCTTTCACCCTCCAACCAGGAGAACTGCCATGAAGAAGAACGAGATCAAGATTGGACACACCTACAGCGTGAAGGTCACCGACAAGGTAGTGCCCGTTCGCATCGATGCCGAACACGCCAGCGGTGGATGGACAGCAACGAACCTGGTCACCAACAAGACCATCCGCATCAAGAGCGCCCATCGCCTCCGCGAAGAGGTGAAGGCGAACGGCGACGCAGCCCCCGCCAAGCGGCCGGCAAAGAAGAAGCTCACCGCTGCCGAGCACAAAGCACTGCAAGCGCAGCACAAAGCTGACCATCAGAATGCGCGTCTGCGCGACGAGCGGGCGGAAAACCCCGACGGCATGACCGCCAGCGAACGGGCCATGGCCCGCAGCGCTGACGACGTGAAACGCGGCAAGAAGAAGCTGAAGGCCGCACCCAAAGAGAAAGAGTCGAAGAAGCTTAGCCTGATCGACGCGGCCGCCCAGGTACTGGCGAAGTCCAATGAGCCGCTGAACACCAAGCAGATGGTCGAACGCGTCACCGAGCAGGGCCTGTGGCAAGCCGGAGCTGGCAAGACGCCGGCGGCCACGCTCTACAGCGCCATCCTGCGCGAGATTCAGAACAAGGGCGACCAGGCCCGATTCACCAAAGTCGAACGCGGCAAGTTCACCTTTACGAAAGCGGCCTGAAGCGGCTGTTCCCGCCACCGTCGTCTCATAACCCCGGCCCTGTCCGGGGTTTTTTGCTGTTGGACGACCGGGAACACTAGTAAAGCCGGGTTGACTAAGAGCCGACACTAGATAAGATGTCTTTACTAGTGGCCGGGCCAAGTAAAGGAGACTATACCCGCGATGCCACGGACAACCGGAACCTATCGCGTAACGAAAGCGGGGCAAGAGCAGGTGCGTGCCTTCATCCCGCATCCGCTGCCACCGACCGATCCCGTTCTGCAACTCGACGACGCGATGCGCGATCTGATGTCGGCAGCGAATGCCTCGCTTGCCCGCTTGTCGGTCGCTGGTGCCATGGTCCCCAGTGCCGAGTGGTTCCTTTACGGATTCGTTCGCAAGGAAGCTGTGGTCTCCTCGCAGATCGAAGGCACGCAAGCGACCCTCGAGGACGTGCTGAATTACGAAGCAACGGAGCAGACGGATCGCCCGGATGATGTTCAGGAAGTCTGCAACTACGTCGATGCGCTGAACTACGCCCGTCGCGAGATCGCCCGGCCCAAGGGACTGCCCCTGAGCACGCGTCTGCTGTGTCAGGTTCACAAGCGACTGATGAAGGGCGTTCGTGGCCAGCACAAGGAACCGGGCCAGATCCGTCGCTCGCAAAACTGGATCGGCGGCACGCGCCCGGGCAACGCGGCGTTTGTTCCGCCGCCGCCGGATGTGGCCGTGAACGCGATGGCTGAACTCGACGCGTGGCTGCACAGCGACGATCCGCTTCCGCCACTGATTAAGGCCGGACTGGCTCATGTCCAGTTCGAAACCATCCACCCGTTCCTGGATGGCAACGGCCGCATCGGGCGTCTGCTGGTGACGCTGCTCCTGGAACACTGGAACATGCTCGATGCGCCGCTGCTGTACCTCAGTCTTGCGTTCAAGAAGCATCGACCGCTCTATTACGAGAAGCTGTCTGCCGTCCGCACCGATGGTGATTGGGAAGGATGGACAGGTTTCTTCCTCGAGTGTGCCAGGGAGGCGGCCGACGATGGTGTGGCCGTCGCTCAAGCGCTGTTCAACCAGATCAACACCGATCGCGCGGCTGTCGCCCAGCATGACGCCGCCACGGTAACCGCTATCCGTCTTTTCGATCTGCTGCCCAAGCACCCGATCGTGACGCTGCCACTGGCGACCGAACTTCTCGGTACCACCACGCCTACGGCGATCAAGGCCATTAGGGCGCTGCAGGACGCTGGCATCCTTCATGAGACCACCGGCAAGCAGCGAGATCGGGTCTACGCCTACCGTCGCTACCTCGATTTGCTGACCAAGGACACCGCGTGATTCAGGCCGCATCAGCTTCGCACTCCTGACCGGATGCTGCCGGCACACGCTCGGCCTTCTTCCCGGTGAACTGCTCCCATCGCTGGACGATCACATCGCAATATGCCTGATCGAGTTCCATCAGGAACGCACGCCTGCCCGTCTGCTCGCATCCGATCAACGTCGACCCCGACCCGCCGAACAGGTCGAGCACGTTCTCACCCGGCTTCGACGAGTATTCGATCGCGCGCGTCGCCAGTTCAACCGGCTTTTCGGTCAGATGAACCATGCTCTGTGGATTCACCTTCTTGATATGCCAGAGGTCGGTGGCATTGTTCGGCCCATAGAAGTGATGACCCGCGCCTTCCTTCCAACCGTAGAAGCAGATCTCAAATGCGCCCATGAAATCCTTACGCGTCAGCACCGGGTGCTGCTTGTCCCACACGATCCCTTGCGAGAAATATAAACCTGCCGCTTTGAGCGGCGCGGGATAGTTGCCGAGGTTGGCGTACCCGCCCCAGATGTAGAACGAGCCACCGGGCTTGAGCACGCGCGAGGCGTTGCCGAACCAGGCCAGCAGCATCTCGTCGAATGCCTCGGCGGTGACAAAGTCGTTGGCGAGCGGTCGATCCTTGGCCCGCATCTTCTTGTGCGTTGCCTTTGCTTTCTCCGGGTGGCGAGCCAAGTCGAGGCCTTGGTGATGCATCTTCTTCTGAAGTCGCTCGCGATCGCGCTGACCGCGTTCGCTCTGCGATCGTTCGCACTGCAGGTCTTCGCGTCGCGAAAACGACGTCACACCCGCGGCGATGGCGTTGTTGCTGCGGGGCTCGACTTTGACGTTGTAGGGCGGGTCCATGTTCACCAGATCGACCCCCGAAACGCTGCCCGACGCGAGCAATCGATCCAGATCCTCGGCGCTCCCACTGTCGCCGCACATCAGTCGATGGCCATTCCGGGGGTTGCCGAGCACCCAGATGTCACCGCGTTGGGTGATCGGATCATCCGGCGGCTCGGGCACTTCATCCGGATCGGTCAGTCCCTCGTTGCCGGCCGGAGCGAGGATGGATTTGAGGGCGTCTTCGCCGAATCCCAGCAGGTCCAAGTCGTAGTCGGCGTCCTGCAACGCCGTCAGTTCGATCGGCAGCAGGTCGTAATCCCACTCTGAGAGCGTCGAGGTCTGATTGTCGGCGATGCGATATGCTCGGACTTTCTCCGGCGGCAGGTCGGTGGCCACATGGACCGGCACTTCCTTCAGGCCCAGCTTCTTCGCCGCCTTCCAGCGCGTGTGGCCGACGATGATCACGCCGTCTTCATCGACGACGATCGGCTGACGCCAGCCGAACTCCTGCAGGCTTTTGGCCACCGCGTCGATCGCGTCATCATTCTGGCGCGGGTTGTTTTCGTAGGGACGGATGTCATCAATCTTCTGTTTCGTGATCTTCACGGTCATTGCCTCCGTGCAAATAGAAGCGAATCGCCATCGCGATCTTGAAAGGGTTCTCACGCACGAGTGCTTCCGTGCACCCGCGCAGACGAATGGATTCACACAATACGACCACCTCGGTGGCGCGCAGGATCAGAGCAACGCGACAGGCATGCCCGAGTCGGTCTTCGGTATCGCACCAGCGACGCCAGACCTCGCCGTCGCGCGGTGCGCCAAGTGCCAACCACTTCTCGATGCGTTCGATGTGGTTGGCCGCGAACATGACAAGGTGCTGGATGGAGGCGGCCATCATGGTGTCGGGGCTTGTTACGGACATGGAGTTCTCTTGCTTTTTCATCTGCAACCAACTCAAAGCACGTAGGCGACCGTTCCCGCCGCCATCAGTAGCGAGCGCAACCGTCCAAGTACCTAAGCCTCGCCGGTTATGGCCTCGCTTGGCCCGTTCGGCCGGTTTAGCCCACGTCGCCACGTTCCGGGGTGTGTGGCGTCGAAGAGCGTCGGCGTAGGCGTGGTCGCCCGGGCCGCCCCTGGCGAACGTGGGCCAACGTCGCCCAACGTGGGCGAACCCCCGGAGGTGGGCCTCGGCGCGGCCACATCCTGGCGCTCGCGGTCCAGGACATTGGTTATGTATGCCAGGTCTTTGCGGATCAGCTTGGCGATGTCGGGTGGGCAGACGCCAATTTCGCTTAGCCACTCGGCGTGACGGCGTGCGGCGAACGCGAGGATCATCACGTCGATGGCGGCGAAGCGCACCGAGCGCTTGAACTCCAGGACATCGTCCGCAGGTGTGTAGACGGGCTTTGCGGGATCGTCGTAGTCGCAGGTCATGTAGCGATTGGCGTCTGCGTCCATCACATCGCATCTCCGCTGATGAACGCATGGATGTCGTCGCACAGACGGACGAGGCGACGAAGCGAGCGAAGACGATCTCGCGATGTTCGTTGGCTACCGCACCAGCTTCGCCAGGCGCTCACGCCAGCGGCACCCACGTCGTTGCCCCACGTGGTGCAGATTGCGGTGGCGAACTCGGGGCGCTCGGCCATGCGAACGATCAGATCGCGGGCATGTCGTACAGATCGCTTTGGGAACAGTTCGTCACGGATATCCGGCACCAAAAGGTTGTGCCGGAGCATATCGAGCAGCCGTCGCCCCAGGTCAATCTCTGGCATGCTGGAGGTCGATGACGGATGTGTCATGGATGTGTCATGGTCGCTAAGTGATTGGGTGTGCATTGTTTGAGTCCTTCCAGCAACGTTGCGATGACGGATGTGACACGTTTGCCAAGACTTCCCTATGGCGCTTCTATCTGTCTACCTACACAGGCGCACGCGTATGTGACTTTCCGGGGGAACGTGTCAGATGTGTCATGGATTCTGTAACTGCCTGTTCCACCGACGGTTGATCCATGACACATCCGCTTTGCGATGCGTCAGGATGTGTCATCGATGTGTCATTCGTGGTCATAAACACCCCCGACACCCCCGAAATCAGTTGCGCTCAGTCCGATCCAGTAGCGCTCGCGCTCATTGCGCCCTTCCTCGAATCCGCGTTCCTTGAGCAGCAGCCCCAGCTTCTTCTTGCTGACCGGGTGTTCGCCCGAGTCGCGGCACCACTGCTCGTAGGCGGCATACACCTCGTTCTTGCCGGCCCGCGCGTACTCCTCGACGATGCAGCACTCCTCGAGGAAGGCACCAAGCCGATCGCTCTCGTTGCGATACGCTTCGGTCGCTTGGGCCACGGCGGTCGGGATGCCCAGGCCTTCCCGCTGCCACGCCAGACACCCGGCGACTGCCCAGGCGAGGATGCCATCGCACTCGGCCTGCAGCTTCTCGACCAGGTGCGGGTCCTTCTCTTTGTTGGGGATGGTGACGGTGAACGGGATCAGGCGGATGCGACGCCAGATGCCTTCGTCCGTGCCGCGGATCGTCGGCTTGTGGTTGCCGTATATCCACAGCTTGTGAGTCGGTTCGAACTCCATCGGATCGCGGTACAGCGGGCGGGCGACGATGCGATCGGCACCGGTCAGGTCCTTGACCCGCGATTCGCCCATGCGCTGGCTCTCTTCCAGTTCCGCCGTGACGGCCAGGCGGACACCGCGCAACCGGGCCATATCCGGCGATGCGCCCCCGGAATTAGACCGCTCCTGCTTCATGATCATCTCGGTCGGGGCCTTTTGGGCGTACTCACCGAGCATGTGCAACAGCGTCTGGATGAAGACCGACTTGCCGTTCTGTCCGGTTCCGTAGAGGAAGAACAGGCACTGTTCGCTGACCTGACCGGTCAGTGAATAGCCCACCGCCCGTTGAATGAATGTGATCAGCTCGTCATCGCCATCGAAGATACGCCGCAGGAACGCCAGCCATCGCGGGCACGGTGCGTTCGGGTCGTATAGGGCCCGGCCGATCTTCGTGATACCGTCCTGCCGGCGGTGGGCATGCATTCGGCCGGTCCCCAGGTCGATCGTGCCGTTGCTGACGTTGAGCAGCATGTGGTTGGCGTCGATCTGGCTGACCAACACCTTCACGCCCGGCTCGGACTGGGCCATCGTCAGCGTGTCGCGCACACCATGGACGCGAGCGGCGGACAGGTAGTGCTTGCGATAAGACTTCTCGATCGACTCGAGCTCGCCATCGTCCTTTCCGGCGTCACGGGCCTCGTCGAGCGCCCGTTCCATCTCTTTAAGAATGAGACGGGCGGTTTTCTTGGCCATCGCCTCCACCTGGGCCTGAGCATCGAGCGACCAGCGTTTGCCGTTCCACACCAGCCAGCAATCCAGTTCGTAGCTGTAGCGCACCAGGCCGCGATAGTTGTCGACGAACCGCTCGCCATTGCCGATGCCGTCAAGCCTTCTGAACTTGAGCACATCATCCCCCGCCCCCGCCCCCGGAAGGGGAGAGTCGGACAAGTCGGAACTCGGTGGTGCGGGCGCTCGACTGCCCGCCTCATAGCCGCTGTCAAACGTGGTCTGCGTCTGATCCGGTTCCTCGGATTCAAGCCCGCAGAGGCGAGCACCTAACCGGCACAACCGCCAGGCCTCGGCTCTTGGCAGCCGCTTCTGTGCCAGTTCGAACGCCGCCTTGTTCAGGGCCTCATTGCGACCGGGCTGCTCTACGAACCCTCGCAGGAAATCCAGTGTGCTCGTGGTCAGCTTGACCGGCGGGGCAGGCGGCAGCGCCGTGATCCTGCACGACTCGAAGCTCCCACTGACGTAGCAGTCGCCACCACGGTCGTTCGGCTCGTTGGGCAACCACGCCTGGGTGTTCTTCACCGTCTTCGGGAAGATCTCCGGCTGGCCCTGGCGGTTGAAGCCCCAACTGCGTGCCCACTCGACAAACGCCTCGGCGGACATCGGCTCGGCCAGAATGACGAAACTGTGCAGGCCGGCACCACCTTTGGAAGTGAATGTCAGCGGCTGGCATCCGAAGAAACGGGCCAGCGCTGGAGACAGATGGACGGTTCTGCCTGTATCGGCGTTTCCGGGGGCGTTTCCGGGGGCGGGGGCGTTTCCGGGGGCGGGGGCGTGATTGTCGAGGTCGATACAGAACGCCAGCACCCGGCTATTGCGATGCGGCACCAGGCCCAGGCGCACGGCACCGCGAATGCGGTACTGCTTGCCGTGCTTGGTGGTTGAGGTGAAGGTTTCCTCAGCCAGTGTGCCGGCCCGATACGCTGCGATCGCGCGTTGGGCGTCGGCCCGGCCAATGACCCAGCCCGGCGACAGGCCCCGATCCCCCTTGGGATAGAGCAGCGCCACCCGGTCGGGCTCGCAGTTGGGCTCGAGCCAATCAAGCAAGGCGAACCGATCGATGGCAGTTGGCGTAGGAGGATCGGGCATCGTCACGCGGTAGTCTCCATGGCGACGGCGTGACGTTGTCGTGGTCGTTGTCCAGTCGTACGATCAATCATCCGTCGAATGAACAGTGAGACCGCCATGCCGAAGCTGACGCTGACACTTGACCGCGTCGTCATCGAGAGAGCCAAGAAGCTGGCCAAACAGCGCAGCTTGAGCGTATCGGCGATGTTCAGCCAGTTCATCGGACGGGCGGCAGAAGAAAGCGAATCGTCGCGTCGTGCTGCACGGCGCGAGAAACTCCCGCCGATCACCCGCAAGTCTCGGGGTTTGGTGAAGCTGCCATCAGACAAGTCGTATCGCGAGTTGATCGAAGAGGCGCTCGCGGAGAGGTACGGACTATGACGTGGCGACCCGTGGTCAGTCAGGACGTGATCTTTGGACTGAATCGGCTTTGGAATCATGCCGCAGCCTCCTGCATCTGCTGCGACCGCGACGCCCAGAGACTCAACCAGGTCCGTCGCTTAATGTTCCGCACCTGACCCGCCGCCCGGCGCAACCCGTAGTCATCGCCGACCAGCACGCAGGTGTGGGCGGCGCGGGTGACGGCGGTGTAGAGCCAGTTGCGGTCCGCGAAAAAATGCGACTTGTGGCACAGCACCACGGCGCAAGGGAACTCGCTGCCCTGCGCCTTGTGCGCCGTCAAGGCGTACGCCAGATCAACTGACTTTGCTTGGTTCCAGTCGACTTCAACGCCGTCCTTGCCTTCAAAGTCGATCACCAACCCGCTCTTGCCCACCTCCCGCACGAAACCGATCGTGCCATTCATCACGCCCAGCTCGTAGTCGTTGCGCGTCTGAATGACCTTATCCCCCGCCCCCGGAAGTGATCGCCCGGGCTTGCTTTCCTCCAACGTCCCATTCCG